AATACTCTTCATAATCATCTGCTCTATCATAGTATTGATAGATAAAAGATTCATTTCCACCACGATATCCACGGATAGAACCGTTGTTTCGGAAGTTTAATTCATAACTGATACCCTCATCAGACTGGATGATAAGTTCATCACCTTCTACGACAAGTTCTCCAAGGACTGCTGTAAGAACTGTGCCACCACCATAGTCAGCATCATCAAAGGCAGTGACTTGGGGTTTAAATGCGTATCCATGGCCAGTTCTTACAATATCAACAGCAAGGAGAGAACCATCTGTTCCTATGATAGGATTTCCTACAGCACCAATACCACCGCCTCCAGTGATATTAATTTTTGGTGGTCCTACTTTTATTTTTTGATTTACACCAGCACACGCTCTCTTTTTATTTAAAACATCATCAGTTGTGAGAGCATTTACCTCATTAATATTAAGATATTTTAGTTTATTATCTCCCGACTTGAATATAAAAACAGTTCCTGGGTCTTTTGAAGCTACTTCATTCGCTTCACAGACAGAAAGGCCCTCTATCAAACCAGCATCGCTGTTGATGTATCCAACTCTAATGTCTGAGTCTTTATTAAGAGGACCGAATAACTGACTACCCATTTTTTATATCTGCGTATCTATATTTATTACCTTAGTGAAGGATTATTCTGCTCCCTCAACCAGTTTGGCGTCTGATTTGAGCTTGTCGTTCTTCATATGCTGTTTCAGCTTCTTGAGTGCTAATGCCTCGATTTCGTGCGATTGCATCAATTCTACGCTGTCTTTGCTCAGCGCTTGGTCCAGGGTTTAATCTCGCCTCGGCAGCTGCCCTTTCTCTCGCAGCTGCGAGACGGGCCTCTGTCCGCTGCTCTATCGATGTACCACCAGAACTAATTGTTCCGATAGTATTTCCTTGACGTACTGCGTCTCTCTCTGCTGATCCTGCATTTTCAAGATCAATGTCTGCTGAGTCTCTTTGTGGAACTGCAAATGGTTTCGTTGTAGTCTCAGCAACTTCAACATCATTTGCTGCTGCGGTCTCTGCAACCTCGTTTGTGTTAGGAAGATTTGCTGCTGCTGTTCCACCAGAACCACTTGCAAAGGTATAAAAATCACTTACAGATGCTTTTGGTTTAAAGTCACATCCAAAAACACTGAGTTGTAAGTTGTCAAATGAAAGTGCTGAGGCCATATTACCAGCAATACCATCAATAGAGGGAACTGCACCAGATGCAGCAGTGATTCCACTTTCAACTGCATCCAACTGCTTCGTAATACCTTCTAAAAACTCTCCAACATTTTCAATGATATTGTCTACAGCGCCTGTAATGTCTTTCTTATTTGCAGAAATTACATCACCTGTCAATGACTCGACATAACAAATGGGAACTTGAGGAACTCTATCGTTTGGTGTTACTGTTCTGGTATCTAACTTATCAAGGAAGTCTCCAAGACCGCCGCCAGCAAGACCCAATCCTTTTGTCAACATTCCACCAAGTTGTTCTTGTAACTTACCAATCATCTTCTCAAACAAACAACACAGAACTTGAGTAATCTGTTCTTTAAGGTCAGACATTAAGTTCCTTTGATTTGGGAACATGATATTCACTGCAGGTGCCATAGCATTCTGAACTGTCTTGACTATGAATTGCTGAATCTTATCAAAGATTGGTTTCATATATTTTGATAGTTTTGCACTCGTAGATGTAATCAAATTTTGAATGTCATCTAGTACATTAGATGCAGCATCTACATATGACCTTGCTGTCTCTAAGATTTTGTTTATATCTTTAGTAAGATTATCCAGAACAATCTGGATATTTTTCATAGAAGAATTTACACTATCATATGGATTGTCAAGAGGGATCTTTCTGATTTGTCTTTCATGCTTCTTGACATCAGACACTGCCTGCTGGTGAAAAGCATCTGCGTTTTCTTTTGTTGCTCCTGGTTGTGAAGGAGAAGCAGGACTTTCAGCCTCAGCCTTTCTAGCAGCAATGCCATCGGCAACTGCCTTCATTACAAAGTCTTCTCTGTCTTGACCTGTCAGACCTCTCGCTTCTGCTTCTGCTCTAGCATTTTGAGCATCTTTTAGTTGCTGTCTAGTGAGAGATTTATCTGGTCTAAGACCATACTTATTAAGTTTTACTCCTGGTGGAGCAGGATCAGTATCTTCTGCTTGTTCAGGAGTTTTTGGTTTGTTGATTACAAGGTCCGCATCAGGGACTGTTCTGTTGGGATCAGTCTCTCCAAGAGATGATTCTGCGAATCCACTGGTAGGTCCAAAATTTGTTTCTGTTGTACCAATAGTGGTTTTGAGTGATGTTTGAGCATTGTTGCCCAAGACACCCATAATGACAGGAACCTGTTGATCAGTTCCATCAAGAAAGAAACCAAATACAAAGTTACCTTGTCTCAGAGCAGTGGTTTGATATGCTGCTGCTTGGCCACCACCTGCGGTAACAGGATACATGACCTGTGCCCATGGTAATTGATCAGAAGGAATTGATTCCTCCTGCTGATCATGGTATCCAATAATTCGTACTTTATATCTTCTTGACTGCCCTGGTATTTGATTTCCAGATTCGTGCTTTCCACTTGCAGTGTTATCACGCCAGGTTGCATCATCAGCAATCTGGCCGATCCACCAGTTGAAATGGGCTCCTGCGAACCCTGATGTGAAAAGCGATCCTCCTTCCATTACTTATCAATCATCGTAAACTAAACATTCTGGTTCAGATGGATTCTGATCGCAGAACAATTCTAAGTAACTTGGATCGTGATGATCCCCTGCTTCGATCTCTGCTTTATGATGCTCAACATACTCCTCTAGATCGTGCAGTTCATCTGCTGTGTGACGACGCATTTGTGGCGATACCGTTGGATCCTCTAGGATCTTCTTATCGTCTTCAATATGCTGTTCGATTGTTCTTTTTTCTGACATTTTAATTTACCTTTCTTCCGTAAGAATCTCTAATAAGATTGAGTTTAGTGAGACAACGATCAGGTGTAACGTAATGACATAGATCCGATATAATATATAGACCACCAACTTCAGCGTTAGGTTTCTGATTTTTTTTATCTCCACCTGCTTCTGGTATGTCTATGAAAATCGCATCTCCTGCGTTGAGGCTGAAGTCTCCTGGTATTGTAATCGATTTCTTGAGAGTAAACAACTGGTTGTATCTCATAATTGATTGATTCAAGATATTTTCTGGATCAAAGTTTGCCTCTTTAGACTTATCAATCTGTTCTTCTGTTGATCCAGAGGGAAGTGATCCCTTATCTTTTAACATATATGTGGTTCTTGTAAACCCATTGACTGCTTCATCAAATTCTTTATTCAGTTGTGGTAGTTCCTTCCCTGCTAATTTTAAATCACTCTCCGTCTGTCCTACGTTCTTTTCAATTACTTGATAGACACAGTTGAACGGATCGAATAGAACCACTCTAGTGGAGTAGGTTCCACTTTCAAGTTTGCTTTGCACATTGATAGAATTATCACTCTGCAATTCTAAAACCTTTCCATCATATCCTTGTGGGATAGTTGCTCCTTTATTGTCTGGTGTTTCATTGAAGATCAGTTTCTTCTTTGCCTCTTGTTCAATCAGTTTATCAATTGACTTGAAGTGAAAACCTTTGCTAGTCTCATAGAAAAAGTAACCAGCAGTCTTTCCTGGTGATGTTGTATTAGGAACACCCTTCTTTGCTAACCAAGTGCAAGTGTAGAATGCCTTCTTATTGTTGCCAAAGAAGTTGTAGTTATTCTGTGTCTCCTCAATGTCAAGAGTTTTATCTGTGCCAATAAAAGATTCGTTAGTTAGAATCTCTGTTATATGGTCCGACAACTTACCATCAAATCTCTTATTGATTCTTACCAACTGATTGCGAACGTGTTCCTTAGATGCTAACTGCAGAGAGACTACAGTCTTCTTTGCATCCTCAAGTAAAGGATCAACACTAGTCACATATAGAGTAAGATCAAGATCGTTGTCATTATTATCTTTGATCTTGACTTGTGCTTTTTCTGTTCCTACCAATGGGAGTCCTTCAAGAACAGACTTTCCCTTTACAGATCCACCACTGTCATTATAAACGATGGACATTCTGACAGTCGCTTCCCTAATACTTTCATAGTATTTTAGTTCAGAAATAGCCGGACTCAAATTAATATCGCCACCCTTGTTAGAGATGACAGAAAACTTATCTATACTACTGGCTCTTCCTCTATCGGAACTTAACTGCTCTGCCATAATACTTTTTGGTTATACAATATTTATTGACCCGCCGCTAATGCTTCACCATAGTCATCAGCAGAACTACCAGAAGACATCACCATCACACTACCAGAAGAATTCTGATCCCGTGATTGAATAATGTTGTTGATAATCGTCATTGGAATCTGTGCAGACTGTTGAGCACCCGCCTCATATGATGCATAGTTTCTAAGAACACCGATTGCTTGATCATACTTCGCACGGTTCAAGGCATCTAAGAATCCTGGGAAGTTATCCTCCATCGCTTTGGTAGAGTTCACATCAAGGATAAACTCACCGTGTGTAAGCATTACGGGAATCATATCCTGACCCTTGGCACCAGATACCTTACCACCATAATACATTCTATTCTTAATCATACTACGGAGAACAGAACCACCTTTCTTTTGACCCCAAGATTGCTGATCAACGTCCATCCAGTCAACTCTTGCAGAGTCACCACCATAAGGTCCATAGTTATCTGGTGCTGGGGGAGGTGTTACTCTATTCTTAGAGCTTGGTCTATTACGACCACCATCAAGCATTGATCCTGCCTCTGCGTGTGTCCAGATGCGTCTATCAACTTCGCTCTTTGAGAATCCCATCTGCTTGGCAAGTTTAGCTGCTTCCGCAACCATAGCGTCCAGGGCAGACTTCTTCATTGTTCCCCATCCCTGGTGTCCCATACCAGCGACCGCTAATCCAATAGCTTGATTTCTGTCTGAAGTATGACCCTCAGGAGTTCTTTGAGTGTATGGAACCGTCTGAACTTTACTACCATCAGCAAGGAAAGTCGCATGGTATCTACTTGGATGACCAGTCATATTATTACCAGCACTCCAGTGGAGATAGATATTCTTCTTCCCACCAGTCATATCTGCTAACTGACCTTGAGGAACAACACCTGATCCTGCAGATGTAGATGTAGATGGAGCAACCGTTGCAGTTGCACCAAAGTTTGGAACTGATGCGACTCTATTCTGACTGTAGTTGTTATACCAACCAAAGTAATTGTCGCCTGCCTTTCTAGTCAGTCCACCCTCAACACTATATCCTCTGAAGTCTGTTCTTCCTTGGATAAATTCTCTTGCCTTATCTTGGAGTGATGTATTTAAGATTGCCGCAGCAACTGACTTCATTGCATCTTGAGACATTCCAGCAGCAGCGGCCGCTGTTGCTACATCCTTAATAGCATACCACTCATCATTAGGATTTCCTCTGCCATTTATTGTTCCGTTGGGGAATTTCCAAGTAGGTTCATACTGCATCCTCGCAAGGATCAATTCTTTGATTGTACTACCAGTGTAGGCACCAGATCCAAGTCTATTATAAATCGACTGTGCTACGTCTGCCCAAGCTTGAGGATCTCCATCCTCCCTAGAAGCAACAGCAACCAGTGTCCAGAAATCAGCGTCTCCACCACTGATAGTAACCCTACTGGTAGATGTAGTTTGATCGCTACTACCTGGTCCAGGGGTGCCAGCAGTCTGTTGCACATTATCCTTAAGACTGAGTTGTCTTCTCAAATCATTAAGGGCATTGGTAACCTTGTCAGAGATAATGCCTTTTATGTTTTTCTGAATCACTCCAGTCATATTGCGATTCCTCATCAACATATCAATATCAACTTCACCACCACCTGCAAGTTTCATCTTAGAACCAGACAGGTTGAAAGTATATCTTGTCCACTTGTCAAGACCACCAGCAATATTTCGATAATCATTATCATCTGCTTGATCACCCAGCAGTGTCTTATATGCGACACCAAAGATTGGTCCAAGGAAAGGCATCTCTGATACCTTCTTATTGACACCCTCAATATAAGTCAGTGGACTGATAGAATCATTCTTATCTGATTTTGGGAAGATTCTTTGAATATCTTTTTTGCCACCAACACTATCGCCTGGTTGGATTCTTGTCTTCTGTGAATTTGTAGGGGCAGGTCTTGCCCTTGTTTTCTCAGACTTCAGTTGTCTACTGACAGTACCTAACTCTTGACCACCCCTAGTGATACCACCACCAGACATCTTGCTCATCATTTCTTTCTGAGCAGCATCGTCACCAAACATATTACCAAAGGAACCTTTCTCTTTGAAAGCAGCTCCAAAAGTGACCATATTCAAGGCTTTTCTGACATCTTCACGAATCCTAGAATCAAACTTTGCTAGATTTTTTGCCTGCTTCTTTTTATCTTCTTCGCTTAGGAATGGATAACGAATCAGTTCAATTGCATATCTAAATGGAGCACCAACAACATCGAATAAAAATCCAAGTGTGCTCAGCATTGTATTACCAAACCTTGCTGCTTGGTACATTCCCCAAGATAATGCTCTCCTAGGATCTACTGCCCACTTATCTTTGTGCTTTTCATAATTCTTTTTAGCGCCCCCTTCAAGTTCTCTACCCTTACCTCTAAGTTGGAATGCTCCCTCACCGATTGCAGAAGAGAGTAAACCTACACCAGCAATAATTCCTGCTGCAGCACCTGCACCAATACCACCTGCCTTAGTTGCTGCTGCCTGAACACCACGTTGTGCTCCTTGCTGCATCAATCTATCACCTGCTACCTCACCAATCGCATCAAAGATACCGCCCTTACCTCCAGCAGCAGTTGCAAATACAAGTGCGGTGATGACTTTCTCCATTGCACCTTCAAACATCTTGAATTTTTCTAGTGCGTCTTCACCACCAACATCTTTAACAAATTTAATCGTCTTAGTTCTTAAGTCATAAGCACCTTTCACAAAAGTAGCGAACCCATCGACAAGTCCCATGCCAAAATTAGAAACCCAAGTTAAGACAGAATCAATCTTAGGTATGAGTTGTAAAAGATTGGGGAGATACTTGATCATCTTTATGGCGATGAATCCTATCAGAACTTTTCCAATAAAGTTCTTTACCCTATCAAGGAATCCAAGTTTAGGTCCCTTCAATAGTTTTTTACTATCCTTCTCTTCCTTGTCTTTAGGTTTTTCTAATCTGTCTTCTCTCTTTGCTCTAATCTTCTTCTCTTCCTGAACTGCTGCTTTCTTCTTTTGCTTTTCGTAGAGTTTATTCTGAGCGCCAAGTAACTTCTCAATCTTAATGACTCTGGATTTGACAGACACAAGTCCCTTATGTCCACCACTTTCCCCACCTCCGCTACTGACTGACTTAGCAGATATCTTTTTTGTTTGCTGTTTGACCGCTGGTGCTGATGGTAGTAGTTTCATGTCTTAGAAAATACCCAGGATCTTAGAGTTTCTTGACTTATCCATAGAACTAAACGAGGCATCAAAATTAGGAATCTGTTCCTGGTCTCGCATTTCGCCAGAGGCATAACCACTACCACTAGTAGTAGTTGTGGTTGCTGGTGCTTGGAGTGCAACAGGAGTTCTAGATGGTGCTCCTGGAATGTTTACCTTTGCCTTGTTTGGTTTCAGTTGTGGGATGGGTTTCATAGACCCCTGAGTTCCCATCGTTGACTTACTACTTTGTTGCATATTATTAGCAACCATCATCATCATTGGTAAGACATTGTTGACACCAAAGATCATGTTATTTCCACCACCAAACATAGCACTATTAATGTTTGGAGAGAATACGCTAAGAGAGTTGCCTCCGAATGAAGCGTAAGTATTGTTGCCTCCACTGACATTCAACTTGGGATTGATGGTTGGACTAGCAGACACCATATTCTTCTTGATTGAACCACCACCAATCTTTATGTTAGTATTGTTGACCGAAGATCCTCCACTAGATCCACCCATATTTACCTTAATGGATGACATGTCTCCAGCGAATGGTTGTCCTCCTACCTGAACTTTTTCACCATCCCCTGGTAATCTATTTCCGCCAATCAATCCACCGCCATGGGCCTTAATAACGTTCTGAACGATCTTAGGTCTGTTGTTACCACCACCTGCGGCATTCATTGCCTCCAGGTTAGCAACACCATACCTTTTAACAGCACCTCTGCTCATAACAAACTCACCATCGGAGAGCATAGCAGGAACTTTATCAACTCCCTTCTCTCCGCTTACAAATCCACCAAGAGTTCCAAGGGTTCCTGATAAGGACTTGCCGAAGTTACCGACCATCCCCATCATACCACCCATCATCTTACTGAAGACTCCGCCACCACCACTATAGTTGGCAGTAGGCACCTTAACATCAGGAAGATCATCACCCTTGAATGCATCTTCAATTTTATTAGCAGCAAACATACCAGTGGCAACCGTGGCACCAGTCGTAAGAAGTCCTGTCAACAGTTTTCCTTTACCACCGCCAAGGAATCTTGCTAACCCAGCACCCTTACCACCTAATGCTTTAGCAGTTAATCCTGCTGCAGCCTTAACTAGGAGAACAGCACCTTTTGCTAACAGACCAATCAGACTACGAACAAATCCCCCAAGACCTGTTCCAAATAATAAAAATCCTGCTGCTAGTTTAGGCCAATGATCGCTTAAGAATTCACCAATGGCATTAAGTTTATCCTGATTCTTAGGATCAGCAAACCAGTCAATGAAACTGATTAAGAATTTTCCTAAAAGGATCTTCATAAAGAAGTCTAAGATCCTTTGAATGATTCCTTTGACTGGTGCGACCATCTTCTCCGCACCTTCAACAATCTTTTTAAACCTACCTGCCTCAAGTTTCTCTTCTGCCTTACCTCTCTTATCTTGCTCCTGCTTCTTTCTCTTTGACTCAGCAGTATCTTTGATCAGAGTATTCTGCTCTTTCAATAACCCAATAATGTTGTCCAGAGACTTGATAATGTCTCCAATATAATCTTTCTCTTCTTCCTTTGCAGGAGGTAAAAGTTTTGGTGCAGTAATTCCACCCAGTTTCTTCATAGGACTGGTGGTTTGAATATCTTGTGCCCTAATTTTCTTCTTCTTTACTTTAAATCTTCCAGTCTTTCTCTTGACCTTCTGAAAGTTTTCTCTTAATACTTCTATTTCTTCTGTTGGTATTTTATCTTTACCAACAACACTATACTTTACTAATGCTTCTTTTAGAAGAGTCTTATATGTTGCATAGTCAATATCAAATACATCCTCAATACCCAGGAGTCTTAAAACTCTCTCATCAATCTCTTCATCAACCATCTTCTTATCTGCATCTCCTTCATACACGGCAAGGGCAGACTCTTTCTTTGCCTCGTCGCGTATAGATTTTAGGAGATCGTCAAGATCAGGTGATGCCATTTGCTTGCTGCTGCTTTAGTTGTTCGTCTTCAAGGTGTTGCTGGAGTAACGCAACATAGATATCACGTTCCCAAGGCATCATATTTTCCACCTCTGTTAATGAGTATTTATGGTACTGCATCAAGGCGAAGTTTAATCTAAAGTATGACTCTAAGTCCATATGACTTAGACCTACCCGAAAAAACTTGCTAATCCCTCAAGCACAACCTCACTCTCAACATTAGTCTTCGGATTCACTACCTTAATTGTATGAGAAAGTTTTGGCATAGTAGCATAAAACTTTTCAATCTCTTTGAACTGAGAAGAATTCATTGAGTCAATAAACTCACGTATCTCTTTCTTAGTACAATCAGATGCTGCCCATACTTCGTCAGCCGTGTAGATCGTATCAATACCAGAAGCGATCAATTCAAACGATTGATCCATCTCACTACCACCTTCCAGATCAAAGTTGTTTTTAATGAACTCATCCAATGATGGATACCTCATCTGCATCATAATCTCATTATCAAGTTTGATCTTATTGGTATGCTCATCGTTCTTCTGAACTTTGATATCATCCAAGTTAATCTCAACAGTCACTGGAGTAGACTCATCGTCAGGACATACGATACCAACTTCAAGAACTTCGCCAACAGACTTACCACGAATATTCAAGAAGAGGTATTCAATATCAAACGTAGGAAGTTGTTCTACTTTGATACCTCTGGTCAAGATGCAGTTCTTGATGACTGTCTTAATTGCTGTTGTGATCTGCTTAGTATCCTCACTCTCCAATGCGATCACAAGAACCTTCTCCTCTTTTACAAGGAAAGGTCTGTATTGGATTGTTTTTCCAGTTGAAGGCAACTCAAGTTCATAAGTTGGTGTAGCAATCTTTGGTAAAGGCATAATATCCTATAGAGTTATTTCAGTGTGATTATTTATTAGGGTATCAGAGGAATCCTCCACCTACGAACGGTAGTTGTCCACCATTTACAGATTGATTAAAGATACCATTTGGTGCCTGGAAGTTGGGGAATGATTCGCCATAGTCAATACCAGAATCAAAGTCAGTTGGGAATCCAAAGTTCTGAGAGTTGAATAATGCTTGTGACTCTGGAGTGAATGGGTTGGCAAGCATAGGAGTCTTAGCACCAGGAGCCTGGTTGAGAATGTATCTAATGTATGACATAGAAACAGTGACCTTCAACAGGTCAGACGCATCATATGACACAGGCATTGATGATACTGAGATTGGATAACACCCAACAAAACTGTAACTCAGATTATTACTACCATAGTCTCTTTCATATTTTGTGATTGTCAGTCCACCATAATATTCCTCAGGGTATCTCATTCTATAAGAATAATTTCTAGAGCGAACGCTATTCTCACCAGCAATAGTTTCTGTAGAAATAAACTTTATCCACCCCTCAAAGAATCTGATTGGGAGATATGAATTTGGTGATGGTGGTTTGGGAAAGAATTTATCAACCTGTGATTGTCTACCCATGATACTATCAGGGGTAGGCGCAGATAGATCCTGCATAACATAAAAAGTTAGATCGATACGATCATCAAACAGTCTACGATATGCGTGTCTCTCCGTTACACCAGTGTGGTCATTGTTAATCTCTGTTGTCGCAAGAGATGATCCTGGCAACACAGTTTCAGAACAACATAGATGTAAAAACTCTTTATCATATCCAGAGATACCATTATCTGCCTTGAACCTGCTCCAATTATAAGCACCACTAGCAGCACCAACACCACCTGCAGGTTCTTGGATGAACACATCAAAGTGGGAAGTTGTTGCAGGACGCAGCAGATTGGATTTAATATCATCTACTGATCTTCTTCTAGGTCTTGTTCCTGCCATCTATAAATAGATTTACATTATATATTATGTAGTAGAGATAATGGGAGAAACTTATAAAAGTAGATA